CCTCGCCGAACAGGTCAGTCCCTCCGGATGACTTGGCGTCCGCATCCTTCGGTAGACCGATCCCGGTCATATTATATCCGTCGCCGCTTAAAGCCTCGGACAATACCTGGTTGCTGCCGTTGCCAAATCTGTTAGTTGCATCGGCAGCGATATGACTTAAGGTTATGGCATCGTAGAGTGTGGCCAGGTGGGCTGCATCTCCCCAGGCATCGGTTGCTTCGCCTCCAGTGCCGGAGGTCAGAGTCGAGATTTTAGTAGCCTCCTTGAGGATATAAAAATCATTGTTGCCGAAATCGCGCACAAATCCGGTGTTGACCTCCCACATCAGGCCATTGACATCGGCAATGCCGCACGCCTGGCCATTGTGCGTGGTTTTGGCGAATGGCGTACCGGAGCCTGTCTTGCCGCAGTTGGAATACCCATCTGAAACATAGGTTACCTCTGCATCGTCTGTATCGCCCAAGCTGTTGTCATTGCACCCCTTGGGATAGTTGTTGCTGGTCCCGTACCAGGCACAATATGTCGTCGATGTCGCGGCCTGACCGTGAGCAAGTGAGAGCAGGGCAATCCCGGCCTGAATAAAACGAGAGTTGCAGAAGAACCTGGAATCTGGATTGACCGCTCCGTCCACCCCGTCCCGAGCATGGGCAGCAGTAATGCATTGGTAGTAATCGTTTGAGTCGCAAGCGGTCAGCTCAGCAATGGGATTATGATCGGCATGTGTGGATATGGGCAGGCCATCTTTGATGCTGGAGGCCACAAAGCCAGCGCCTTTAGCGTTTTTGCTGCACATGTACTTGTCAACAAACACCCCGGAATGGACCAAGGTACCGCCCTCGCCGTCCCCATCCTTGAACATCCGGTGCAGGGCATAGCCGACCGTATTGGCCGCCGCCTCGCCGGAGAATGTGTCGATTCCCTTAATATCAACGTCGTTTGGGTTATAGTCGGCATACACCGGATTGTCGGCATTGTTTATCCGGTAGTAGAACCTGGGGATAAACACCATGACCGAGCCGTCCTCGAACTGGTAGTTGCCATAATTGTCCGACGTTGGATCACTAAATCCCGAGAGCGCGATCATGCCGTCCGGAATCTCATAGTCCGGGCATATCCCAACCCCAAACCCGGCCTCGCCCGGGGTGCCTATCAGCCCCACACTGGAGTCGGACAGCAGCCCGATCATTGTCCGCAATCTATCTCTATTACTCATCAGGCAGCCTCCTGTGTGATCCAAATCTCGACCCTGGTGTCACTGACATACTCGGCATAGATAATATTAAGATCATTGAGTGAATATGCTCCAGACAGGGTTATCCAATGACCAGGGACGACTGGCGACACCGAGTCCTGGTGATAAATTTTCTGAATGACCCCGGACCGGGCATTGGTTGTGTCGTCTGTAATATCTCCTGATCCAGGAGATGACGCAGTGTTGTACGCCCTGGGCACATCAAAAGAAATCTCCACTCCGCTGGATTGGATTGGAAGAGTTGCATCAATCGCCTCGGAGTCGGTGTAGCGGGAGTGGTGGGCGGACGTATTCCCAGCATGATCATCCAGATCTTTTTGGGGTACCGGTATCGGCTTGATTGTCGTTTTCATCCCTTACTCCTCCAGCTCATGCACGATCACTTCCCCTGAGCTCACCGCAGCGGAGAACTGCAACACCAGATCAGCCACGTACCCGCCCAAGCCCTCGATAGTCCGCACGCTGGCCGCCGGTATCTGGTATCCCGGCGTGTTGGCCGCAGCATTGAGCAACAGTGTGATGTCCGCGTCCGAGTTGTTGTAGACCTCCACCTGGTCCGTACCATCGGCCAGCGTGATCGTAGTCGGGTCCCCGGCGCCTGTACTGCTGATCGTGCTGTGCACGGCCAAAACAGGATTGTAATACGGGCTGTCCGATGTCTTGGTCCAGTTGCTGGCCGTCAGCAGCTCATAGGTCTGCACCGTCTCCCCGGGCTGGACATAGACCCGCTGAGAGCTAGTATTGGTAACATTGCGGGCCGCGCTTGAGTCGTTTCTATATGTTGGCATAATGTATCTCCTATCCCGGTCACCATCTCCAGATGGCCCGATCTCCCTCATGTGGATCTATGGACTCCCGGCAGTGCCGGGGATCAAACCAATGCAGGCCCCGACAGATGTAATAGGCCCACTTGCGGCCATCCCGGGCCGCCTTGCCCAGCCGGCTGGAGATGGTCTCCTGCGGATCTCCGCCCAGCAGGGTATTGGCCCCGCAGTCCAGCCAGATGAGCAGATTGAGCCCATACCTGCCGATGGTTCTCACAGCTGATCCTTAATCGCTTTTTTCAGTTTTCCTCTGGACTTCTGGGCCAGTTCGTCCAGGGGCACTCCCAGGGTCTCGGCCACCCCCTCGATGGTGTCCAGGACCTCATCGTCCTTTTTAACCTGAATCGTGAAATCTTTTGTTGATCCCCTGGTAAAGCTCTTTATAAATCCTGGAAAGCCGTCTATTCCTGCCATGTACCTTTCCTATGTTGTGGGCAATAGCCCGATTTGTGTCGTGTATACCGCGGACAGCCGGGTTGTTTGCATTTTTTGAAATATGCCTGTTCCTGCTCAGATTCTTGATTTTGAGCAGGCTTTTCCATGTCAGTTATCTTCTGGTTGCCAACTAGACAACGCTTCAAGTTCTTCCAAATCAGCATTTCTTTTTCTTAATTCACTTAAAGCCTCTTCAGGTATTTGCCCTTGCTGTCGTAGGCGATATATAAGCTCAACTAAGCTTAGTGCAGATTGCACCAGCATATTGATCTCTTGACTAGTCATTTTGCACCTCTAATAGTTTTGTCGATACTTGCCTGAGTAGACGAATAAATTCCTGTTTTGATTCAGGACTGCTTTCACCAGCAATGACTGACTTATTATATGCAATCAGTACCGCCCTGGCCTTATCTAACACTGGTGCAATATTCTCCCGCATGTATTCACGCTGCTGCTTATCAACCGATATGTAATGACTCTTATATGTCTCATGCACGGCTTGATAGCGCTCAGTCAAAGTCAAAGCATATTCAGGCTCAGTGACTTGCATTTGACTGCAAGCGCAAATAAAAAGAAAAACAACTGGTATAAAATATATTCTACGCATAATTACTTACCAAATGCTTTAAAGATTTCAATTATTTCATTTTTCGTTATTTCCCTATCTCTTGAGGCGTTATAGATAGCCAGAGCAATTTTCTTGTATGTGCTTTTCTTCTTGCCAAGCACAACAGACAAAATACCCAATCCGGCAGTTGCCAGTATTGATATTAGTTCTATATCCATTAAAATATCCCCGCTATCAGCTTTACTGACACAGTCAGTTGAGTCAGTCCCATGGGTATCACCACCAGCCATAAATATTTGATTTGGTGTCTGGGGCAGCTGGCCTGATAGTTCAGAATTTGGGTGATAGTGCCGTCTGTGGCTGTCAGTGCATCCATTTTGAGCCATAATGCCTGCTGTTCGGATTGTATTTGCCGGATTTGTTCATCCTGGACAGCGATCTTTTGTAAGGTCTGCTGGATCGTCTCAAGCTTCTTGTTTTGCCGCTCCAGCTGTTTATGTATTTGGTCGATGGCCTGCTCAGTCGTCATTGATTCTCCAGTGGATCACAGCCCCGGTTCAGCCCGGGGCTGTGTCAGTGCTTAGCTGGCTGCGATCATATCGATGAGATAACCACAGGACTTGCTGATCTCGCTTTTGGCCGCTCCATCCTCGTCGTAGCTGACGAGAAACGAAGCCGCGGTGTCGTGGCGGACCCGAAGAATATCGCCGCGCACACCTTCTTCACGGTATTGCTCCACGATTGGCATATCCGTACCACCCGCGCCCTCGTTCCAGAGAAAGGTCCGGCCAATAGATGGATCTGTGATGTCTGCACCCGGGCTGGAAGTTCGGCACAGCATAGCGTACCTGGTACCCCAGATGTCGGACAGACTGGCATCCTGGCCCTTCTTGGAGCTGTTATAGAGAGAGCCGGCCACCAAGAGGTTTTCCACGTCCAGCATGGCCCGGATGTGCTCAGCTGTAATCCGTCCGGTCTTGGCCGCGTCCGGGAATATCTGGTAGACCCGCTCCTGTACGGCGTCCATCTTGCGCAGGTTTTTCAGCCCCTCGTAGGGGACGATCAGGGTGTTGGCATCCACGCCATTGCCTCGCAGACTGTCCCGGCCTTCCTCGATGTCATAGACCGGATCTGCGTCTGCATGTGTAGTCCATGCGGTGGTGGCGTTATTGGCAGTGAAGTTGGATGTACTGATGATCTTGTCTTTTACCCTCTTTTCATGTTCCCGCAGGATGGCGTTCATGAGAATCCGGGCGATGCTCGCCTCGTAGTTGAACTTGCTGCTGTATATGGCCGCCTGACGGTCATCGATGGGGTACTCCAGGCCGTTATCGCTGGTTTTGTAGAATCCTTCCTCGAATTCCTCGATGATCCGGTTATAGCCACCTTTGGCATTGCGGCGGACATCGTGGATATTGAACAGGGCTTCCTTGGGGATGACAGGATAGGTGGCTGAAAACTCGGCCACAGAAAAGATGGGCATCACGGCCAGGCCGATAAAGCCCATCAGCAGAGATTCCTGTTGTACCTCCCAGACCACCTGTCCCAGGTCTGGACGGCTCAGTGTAGTATCATTGGTGGGTCGCATATTTTTACTCCATATACGTCGCGTGGACGGTTATCATTAGCTGGTCAGGATTTGCCGCTGATACGCAACCCAGGCCTTGAGCAGGATTACATCGTCCGTACCCAGGGTGCCATCCTTGGGTTGCATGGTCAGCTCGATAGCTGCGGGATAGGCGGTCAAGTTCGCATTGGCCAGGGTTAGGGTTACCTCCTGCACGGTTTTTGCCGTGGCGTCCCCGGTCATGGCGTCGGTATCCCCGCCGAAGTCTGCGTCCGCGTCATAGAGCTCGCCCACGTCGTTGTTGAAGGCCTGCACCGTGAACTTGGTGGCGTCCCCGACCGTGGCCCCGGTCTTGGCCGCCAGGATGTGCAGCACCGCATCCGAACCCGCATCCATGTCCGGCGGGACCAGGACCTTGGTGGCTACCGGTGTCGGAGTGGCGTGATTATTCCAGCGAATGCCCATGCCCTCGGCCGTGGCACAATACCCCGGAGTGGCGCTGTCTCCGTCGGAGAACTGGGCCAGTGCGGTACCGTCATTGAGGATATTCGGCATAGGAACCTCAATGATCCCCTTGGCCGTGGCAATGTGCTGATAAATCTCTTGCAGGGCGGCCTCGACCGTGGCAGTAGAGGTAAAGCTCCCAGAATCCGATATAGAGACTGTGGCAGCAGTTGTGGACACCCCGGGGTGAATCATGACCTCCACGATATCACCGGCAGCAGTGGCCGCCTCCAGGGCCTTGAAGTAAGCCGTCCCACTGGATGTGTCGCTCACCTTTCCATCCGCTGCACCGTAAATGTCGGCCTCGTAAGAAAAGGAGTCTGCCGCCTCGACCAGCACAGATCCTTCCCGGCAAAGAGGCAGCACAGTGACCAGATCGCCGTCATCTGCTCCGTCTGCGGTAATCCCGATAAAATCTTCTCCGGCGTCGGCATAGACCACTTCGCCAGGAGTGATGGTCGAGCCGTTTTCCAGCTTGACCCGGCGAAACGGGGCCAAGTCCTCCCCAGCCGTAAAGGTCAGTGGACCCTCGGTCCATTTTGCTTGTGTCATGACCTATCTCCTATTTCTTGTTTTTGTCGTTGATCCAGGCTTCGTGCAGCTTGGGGTGACTGGCCGCGATTGCTCCGATGGACTCGGAGCGTTTGCACTGGTTTTGCTTCTGATGCTCGTTGACCAGGGTCTCAAACTGCTGGCCTTCGGTTTCCTGCGTCTTAGTGGCCGCCGGAGCAGGTGGCGGGGTAGCCGCCTCCAAGCCCTCCAGGATCTGCTGCTGGGTAGGGTCGGCCTGTCCGCCTTGGGGTTGCTGAGTCCCAAAAATCCCCTTAGCAGTAGTGACCTGATCGGCGGTCAATCCGGCCTGCATGACCTGATCAAGGGCCCCCTTGGCATCAGCACCCAGCACAGCCTCAACCAGGGCCACGACATGATCCTGAGCTTCCTTGTTGCCCTGGGCCTTGGCCGTGTCCACTTCCTGCCGGACCTCGGCCCGGCCTTCCTCTTTCGCCTGCTCGTAGAGCGTGGAATGCTCAGATTTGAGCTGATCAAATGTGAGTGTCATAGCATTAACTCCTGTATATGATTTTTTGTCTTGCATCTCGGCTATCAGCCCCTCTAGAGTACCGATTCTGTCCGCTAGACCCATTTCAATAGCCCGCGAGGCGATAGCTACATCGCCTTGTAGGCTAACTACCTGTTCCCGGGTCAAGCTTCGGTTTTGCTGAACCGCCTCGATAAACACCTCCGCGATGGCGTCGGCTCTATCCTGGATCTGTCGCCGCCCCTCGTCCGTCTCTGGGTCGGGTCGTTTTTTGGGACTAGCCGTGGATACGATCTCCAGGGAATTGTCGGAACGCCGGCGCATGCTGAACACGACCCCAATAGATCCCAGCTCGGCAGTATTGGCGGTCACAATCTGATCTGCCGCCGATGCGATCCAGTACCCAGCAGAGGCAGCCATACCCCCGACGTAGGCATAGATAGGTTTATCTTTCTGCATCCTGATAAAGTCAGAAAGTTCGTTGATCCCACCCACCTGACCGCCGGGGGAGTCGATCTGCAAAATAATGGACTTGACCTGTGGATTCTCCAGCGCGGCCTGCAATTCCTGCATGACGCCCTCGGCAGATGGCAGGCCAAAGATCCAGGTCAAGATATTCTCGTAATGGAAAATTGGACCTATAACCTCGATCACGGCCACTCCGTCCCGGATCTGGGTCAGTTCAGTGTCCCTGGGGCGATCCCCCATCTTGGCCATAATGGCTTGGACGGCACCCACCTGATCGGCCGCATCCTGGACTTGCTCTAATCCAGCTTCAGTGATGGCCCATGTCTGAGCCAGGATCTGCGGATATGTTGCTGTCTGTCCGGAGGCCGGCTCAAACTTGATACTATCCTGGCTGTTACAGTGATCCCTTGCTTGAGCCTCGGACCACCTGGAGGTAGGATAACGATTTGCTTGTCTCACAGTTTGATCGTCCCGTTTAGTCTCGGCCCAGATGATGTCATAGGCCTTGCCGTTATACTGGCCACCTCCAGTCTCCCGACGGAATGATCCGTCTTTGCACTGACCTGGATCAACCAGACGACAACTATGTTCGTTAGGATACGGCATTGGTGCCTTCCTCGGTTTGAGGCATCGTAGAACTCACCTTTTCTTGCTCCCGGCCGCGTTGCTCCACCTGACCTTCCCAGTCTTTACCCTGCTCAGCAGCCAGATCGGCTAGGGTAAAGATGTTGTTTTCCAATCCTTTTATATTGGCTTGCATCTCTTTGACTGGATCGACATGGCCCTTAGCCGGACCGATCCAGGTAGCCTCGGTGTACTCGGCCATTGCTTCATAAAATCCAGGGCCACCAGCTGGCAGCTGTAGCTCACCCCGCAACCAGGCCTCTTCCGTGACCATCCGCCACACCGGCTGGCACAGGTGCCGTTCCAGCCATTTGCGGTGAAGCATATAGACCCGCCAGGCTTCCAGGAGGGCGGCCCGGGCAGAGCTGTAATTTGTCTTGGAAAAATCTTTGGCCACCACCTCATAGGGCAAGCCCACGGAAGTACCGACAGCCCGGATCAAGGTCTCAACGAATCCGTCAAAGGTATTGGATGGCCGCTCGTTTTTGAGCAGGTGGGGCTTCTCCCCGGCATTTCCATACAGGACCTGGCCGGGCTCGATTTCCTGATATTTGACCTCATCTCCGGCCTGGTTGTTGTCCGTGGTCTGAAAGCCTGCCGTGTAGTCGGCTGGGTTGGATTGTTCGACAAAAACAGACAGGCTGGAAGCCACTATGGCGCCCACAAGTTCAAAATCTAGGTAATCGTAGAGATCCTTGAATGCTTTCATGGCCGGAGCCAGGACAGATACACCCCGGACTCGATCCGGTTCCTTTGCCGCAGCATGAAAGCTGTGCAACACACCTGGGCGATGGCCGATCATGGCCGGGTAGCGAGTAAAGTCCTCACTGGATAGATAAGCACGAAGACGGCCCGACTTTGGCGTTGCGATCCAATAACCATTGGGCGAACCCACCCCAGATAATTCCACCCCGTCCCGCAGGTCCTCTCGCTTGCTCATATCGTAAGGCGTTGCCATACGGACCGGATTGAGGGCCTGAAAGGCAAGGCGAACCTGAGATTGACCGGGCAGTGCGTTATCTGAACGCATGGTAGGCAGTATCAGCCATTCCCCATTCATGAACATGGAGTAGGCAGCCAAATATTGAATGTCCTGGAAGTGCAATCTGCCCTGGATGTCCGCGTGCTGGCACCACTTGGACCACACCCATTCGGCCTGCTCGGAAAATTCCTTGGCCTGTGCCTCAGTAATCCCGAGTCGCTTCCACTTGGGCTTGGATTGCGGATTGAGCCCTGTACCTACAACATTGGTGCTTAGTGACTCGATACAGGAAACAGCGTGAGGAGTATTGGCGACCAGATCCTGAGACCGTTCTGTCAGAGTCTCACGTTCCTGGCCTTCGTTGAATCTTGTAAGCTTAGAAACAATCCAGTTGAACAGAGTGCCCTTTTTCTGGCCGCCCTTGCGCTGGACAGGCCCGGCGGTCATGGCCTGCCACTTGGCCCGGCTTTGTAGACGAGAGACGCCACGGGAGGGGGAGATATGCGAGATTGCTTTGTCCAGGAAGGTGGCTTTCATCGCCTGACCCTCCCGGATACGAACTGAGGCCCGGATGTCCCGGCAAGCTTATTTTGCTCGCGCTCAAGGAACGCGAGAGTACGCCGGATCTCGGGTAAATCGGCATGGGTTAAGCGCCGACCGGAGGCGTCTGTGTAATCCTGACCAGAGGCAATAGCCAAGAGGGCGGACTTGTAGGCTGTAATCTGCTCATTAAGTTCTGTGGTGCTCCAAATGCTCATGAGCTCACAAAGAGCACATTACTTGAAGTTTGTCATATAATGGGGGGAAGGTATGGAAGAAATAGAAAAAAAGTTACTGATATTTCAAATTTTGGATCTTTTGGCCAAGGCCTGCGGCATTACGCAGACCTGAATGGATGCGTTCCCGAACAAGGAGATGAGCCCTGGGAGTTTCAGTGGGATCACGATCGATTTGATCGTGACTTTGATTGCCAGGGCAACGGGTACGAGGGGTACGCGGCCGAGACATGGGCCGCATTTATTGGCGAAGCGGTCAGGGCCACAAGAGAGGCAAAGGCAGCATTGGATGAATGGAGGTCATGACCCACACCCCCAAGCCCCTGTCACCCCACGGCAGGGGCTTTCCTCACACCGCTTTCCTCTCTTCCTTGAACCGCCGCAGATCCTCTTCCTCCACCCGCAAGCAGTGCTTTGTCCCCAGCCGTGATGCAGGCAATTCCCCGATCTGGATCAGCTTATAGATCGTCTGCACACTGACTGTTAGATACTTTGCCGCCTGCTTTACATCATAGAGCCGTTCTTGCTGCTGCATACTATCTCCTATTAAACCATGATGGTTTTTTGGGTCGCGTCCTATTCGCCGTAGGAGCTTGGCCTGTTTGCCTAGATGATTGGGATTGCTTGGGCTTGTACTGCGCTGGCTCCCGATATAACTGCAACCCACCGGCAGGCCACTCCGGATCCACCAGGGCATGACAATAGACCTCCGCGTCAAGAAGATGATTCTCTCCCCGGACATGCACCCAATTTTCAATTCCTTTCCGGTCAATCTGCTTCTCTTCAGCGTTAATTTGCCGCGCATAATCTTCCCCAACCCCGCTATGCAGATAAGCAGACTGAGGATCTCCGTTGCCCTCTGTAGCTTTGAGTAGCCGGTAATGGTACAGATCCTTAAGCTGTCCGGTGTCCAGGGATATGATCTGAAGACCTCCGGGTATGGCTTTTCCGCTTGGAGTCTTCTCTAGCGGAGCCCCGGCTTTGATTCTGGTCGCCATAGGTGAACTGGCTCCCTTGACCGGCCAGATGTACTTTCCTCTTTTCCGCTGCTCCCTGGCCCACCAATATACCTCTTCGGTCATGGACATGCCGCCTTCCTGCGCGCCCCCGCCGATGTCAATGGCCGCCCTCCAGATCGGTAGAGACCGAGAACCATCCAGAGAGGGATATGCTGTCTCATGTAGTAATATCTCTAGGTCCTGCCAGGTAGGAGCATGACCGT